ACACACGACTTGCCTGAACATGACACTGCCGTTCCGTCCCTCCGACCATCCGACCCCTCGTCACTCACTACGCAGCGACTTACCATACCGTGACTTGTCAAGACAGTTCGCTACGCTACTCACCTAATCGACTCATCGTTCCCTCCCACGACCCTACGTAACGTAACGACGGGTCGACCCAGAACGCAACGCGACGCTTATCCCTACCCTCCTCCTACCGACATAACACCCCCGAACAGGACCGAGCGGGCACGCTACCGAACAGCCCGACAATCCGCTTCCCGCCATGACAGTGCGTCACAACTCGACGCGCCTACACACGACGCTGCGCCCCAAAACTATACGACCCCACGGTACATGGCAGGTCGAGTCGGGACATACCGACTACACTCATCTCCGCACTACACCACACGTGTGCTACTATAGATATATGTCGCATTGTTAACTGATTGAAAGGAGGTTGATGTGAATATAATATCTGGCAGACAAGCTGCCAAGAAAGCAGGGATGCGATACTCCACATTCATGGAGTACGTACTCGCAGGAGACATTCCTGCACGCAGGGTTGAGAACAGAAACTGGGAAATTCCAGAGGAATTACTGGATGAATGGATCAGTTCTCGAAAAGAAACAGCAATCCACGAAGCGATTGCACAAGCTGAAGAGCGCAAGAAAGGATATGTAGATGACGCAGGAACAGCAGCAGGTAGAACAACCCAAGTTACCACCAGAGCCGTTAGGGGACGACAAGTTGGGAGCGATACTCTTTGATTTTCCTGCCACACTCAGTGGCGGAACATTGAAGATGACCTTCTACCCACGTCACTCTGATGGGTTCAGCGCAGACGCTGATGGCGTGTTGCACTCACGAGATATGGAGCAGCTACTTATGTACTGCAGCATGCTCGACAAGAGGCTCTCTGAAACGAAGGCTGCTCACGCAGTGGTCGATGCGGAGATACGCAATGCTCAGAACGTACGAGCGCAACAGGATGCCGCAGCAATAGCACCACAGGTACCACCACAAGCAGTGGCCTCACCACTGGTGCAGGCAGCTGTGAATATGGGAGGCACTGTCGTAAGCACGGAAGGATTGACTGACAACGGGGTAGCTCCTAATGTCTGTCCCGACCACCCAGACAGGCAGCCACGCCCATCCAACTACGGTGGTGTGTACTGCACGGCGAAGCTCGCTCAACCAGTACAAATTACACAACCCAACGGGACGATCAAGATAAGTGAGTTCTGCACGTGGAAACACAAGGGTTAGGTGACATAGACACCAACGTATGGGAAGGTTGGGGAGACCACTCCAAGCTACAACAGGAACTTGATGCACGTAGGGAGCGGCTGAGTTCGCTCGGTCGAATGGCTCTCTATGTGTACTCATGCGCGGGCTGCCACCAACGTGTGTGGTACGACTATGACGATACGGACATTCAGTACCTTGCGGATACTAAGACCCCGTGTCGCTGTTATCATAGTAGCCCCGTGCCTGAACCTGAAGCTCCCATACAGCAGGTGCGCTTTGAAGAGACACCGTTCTGGAAGAGGTTTTAATGGAGATAGAATACACACGCACAGGAGAAAAACTAAAGTACGCATATGAGCTAGAGGGTGGGGCTGACAGGCTTTCCATCGAAGCTGAGAACGTACGCATGGAGAAGACAGGAGTACACGCCACGATTGACGTGTTCGTCAATGACGTACTGCTTGGCTCGGATGTGTTTAACGTAAGCAGGCTTGACCCACGTCAACGCCTAGCGAACAGGGCACACAGCCAGCTGAACGGCAACGGCACGCAGTTCCTAGACAAACCCACGATGAATCACATCATGGACTCGTTCTGCCTAGGGCTATGGGACGCGTACTCGCAAGACTCGATAGCTGCAGAGCTTAACATCGAGGGCGAACTAACAACACCGAACTATCTGGTGTACCCATTCCTGATTGACAACGGGGCAGGCACGATCCTGTACGGGGAACCAGCTAAAGGTAAGTCATGGTTCAGTATGATGCTGGCGCAAAGTATCAACCATGAATCGCCTGAAGTATGGGAGGTAGCGAGTGGTAAACGCTGCATCTTCGTCAACCTAGAGCGTGACGAGGAGGGCATACGCAGACGTATGCGTGCCGTGAACCGAGCACTCGGACTCAGTCTGGATGCCAAGCCGCTGATGATTAACCGTAAAGGCTGGACACTCCAGCGTACGATGAACAGCATCGAGCGTAGCCTTGAGCACTGGAAGGCTGACTGCATCATCCTTGATAGCATCAGTCGTGCTGGTCTGGGCCTAACGAATGATGAAGACGCGAACATGATCATGGATCAGTTGAACTCATTAGGCGTGTCGTGGCTAGGGATAGCACACACACCTAAGAACAACACCGAGACTCTGTTCGGGTCGCAGATGTTCATGGCATCCGCTGACGTGGTGTGCCAACTCACAACTGAGGAGCGGTACGACGAGAACAAGCTCGGGCTTGCGCTCGAAATCACGAAGGCGAATGACATACCCAAGATACAGCTACCTGTATGGGCTATGGAGTTTGATAACTACGGTATCAGCAACATGCGTGAAGCTGATGATGGAGAGTTCCTTGACCTCGCAGGATTCGTGAAGCCTATCAAGGAAAAGATTGCCGACCACATACGGTTGCATGGCCCGTCCACTGCGCCAGAGATTGGGACAGCAATCGGTAAGGGTAGGACCACAGTGTCAGCAACCCTGTCAGCCGATCCTGAATTCATCAGAGTCCACAAACAAGGGAACAAGCAGTTCTATGGCCTTAAAGGTGTCCATAGTGAAGAGTCTGTTGACCCTGAATTTATTGGTGAACAAGGTAATTTGGAGGAGCAACCGTGGTACCTCAAATAAAAGTCTGTCGTCTGTCGCCCTATAGGGAAGAGAAACCGACAGACAGACTTTGTCTAATAGAGACTACGTCTACTGAGCGTATACGTAGTAGATCATTTCTTTCTACCCTTTGGCTTTCAGCGTCGGGCATACAGAAATGAAACGTTCGCCTATGAAGCGAAGCGGACGCTTGCGTCCACGATCTAAAAAGACTGAGCGTAAGTATGTGGAAAGAAGAAAAATAGTTTCTAAGCTTTTAAGTACACGTACGAAATGCGAAGCAGGGATTATAGATGTGTGCGTTGGCAAGGCAGTAGATGTACACGAAGTAAAGACTCGTGGTAGGGGAGGCAGCATACTCGATGAGGAGAACCTGCGGTGTCTCTGTCGCCCCTGTCACCAGTACGTAACTGAGCATCCGAAGGAGGCCCACGAACTTGGATTAGTTGTCCATGCGTGGGAATAAGTATGGGTTATTTCAAACAAAAACAAATTGAAGAAGAGTCTGAGTTTGTACCTGAGCGAAAGCGAACGAATGCGAACAACCGACGACGAGGAAAGGAGTACGAGCGACGTGTCGCAGCTGCGCTAGGGGGTAAGCGCAACCTCGACAAGTCACGACCACACACAGACGTTGAAACCGATACGTCCGTGTATGAAATCAAATCAACTATATCACCCGTGCCTAAGTGGTTACTGAGTGCCATGCGCCAGTGCGTACTGGCAGCTGAGGAATCCAAGAAGGACATGGGTGGAGTGATTAAAGTATATACAGGAGGACAGGGAGGCGCGTCACGTGCGTTCCTGATAACGGAGGTAGATTTACATGCCAATAAGAAAGAAGGAGAAGACCCCGTACGGAACGAGGACAGTGCTGAAGTACACGATGGATGAGATCATCATGAACGTGGTGCATGACGCACGCTTCTACAAGAACGAAGGACGAGACGTGCAGTACCCTGTGCCTAACTGGGAGCTACGTGCCAAGGACACGAGGTTCGGTTGGCTCGGCACATCAGGGGACAGGAGAGCACGCGCACTGGCTGCACGTGGTGACCTAGAGGTGTCATACATCAAGGGCTATGCGCACTACTCGATACCGACAGACGCGCGACAGGGGAGGTTGTTCGATGAAGATTACAAATAGACTCGGCTTGCCTCAGCCTATCGTGGAGGTGCTCGCACGTGACGACTACAGCAAGGGTGACGCTGACTTCAGCGTGACTGAGCTAATAGATTCGCCACGCCAGAAGCAACTACTCAGAAGGCACGAGCACGAGATAACAGTGGATTGCATAGACCTGATATACCAGTTCGATGGCAAGGCTGTGCATGCACTGCTTGAAGGTGCAGAGGTGCCAGAAAACATAGGGTTGATCGAGCATCGCCTGTCAGTAGAGGTAGGCGACAGCACGATCTCGGGAGCCATCGACTACTACGACGTGCAGCGTGGTGTCATACAGGACTACAAGCGTGTGTCCACATGGGAAGTAGTCATGGGTATCAAGGAAGAAAGGCATAAACAGCTTAACCTATACGCGCACCTAGCCAGAGAGAATGGGTGGGTGGTCAACGGGTTGGAGATTGTGTACCTGTTCCGTGACTGGTCAGAGGCACGCTCCGTGCGTGAGCCAGACTACCCGAAGGACAGAGCCATGCGTGTTGAGATTCCTCTCTGGCACCCAAGCGAAACCGCCCTGTACCTTGAAGAACGAGTGGCGCTTCATGCACTGGCGCGAGCAACGCCTGACGATTCATTGGCGCTATGTACAAAAGAAGAAAGGTGGGAAGATGACACAACATTCGCAGTCATGAAGCATGGCAACAAGCGTGCCATCGCAGCGACAGATAAAGATGGACGTAAGTTTTCCACGAAAGCAGCTGCGAACCAATGGGTGCAGAACAACAGACCACACGATACACAACTATACATAGAAACACGATCAGGTGAGCCGCGCAGATGCCTGAAGTTCTGCCAAGCTGCACCATTTTGCAATCAATGGGGAGGATAAACATGGATGATTGTAATCACTACTGGCTTGTGCCAGTGCAGGGATCAGGGGGAACCATAAAGGTGTGTAAGGACTGTAAGACAGAGGAACCTCTCGACCCGCGCACACTGGAAGAGATAGTACCGCCAATGCCACGAGCGCGTACGCATTCAGGAGGCGGAGGCAGGCCTAGAAGTGGGAGAAGTAAATGAGTCACGAAGGTAACGACGCAAAAGCTGAACGAGATTTCGAAATGAAGAAGGAGAGACCAATGACATCACCACCTAAAGCTCCACTCACGTCACGAGTTATGGCAGAGATTATCTATAACGATGAAATGTCACAAGCAGACATCGCAGAATTTTTGCTAGAATGGAGACGTGACGTAGAGAATTACTGGGAGTATACACATATAGGTGTTGCGTTCTAGAATATAATCTGATAGAGGTGCTGTATGGACGAGAAGAAACCCCCATTTTGGAAGAGGATATTCACTATCCCCGACGTTCATATGGCGCCCATTAAACTGAGACTTCCTAAGTGGCGTACTCCTGAGATAAATTTGCGTATACCTTCCTTCGGTGGTTGGTCACCACCTGATATACGTATTCCTTCGATCTCAGGACTACGCGTTGTCGGGGGAGTGTGGCGTGTAGGTACTATCGGACTTGGCGTGGGTGCGATAGTAACAGTATTTGCAATATATACTGCCGTGCGTGGCCTACACGCTGCACCAGTCTGGCCTGAGCCAGCACTGTATACCGCCAGCTTAGTGGAGCCAGACCACAGTGTTCAGGTAGGTCAGGACTGGGACCAGTTCATGAATGACCAGACACCAGCTGACGTACGTGCGCTCCAGACCATGACCTTGCAGTTGAATCTGTCAGGCGCACGAGCAGCGGACATCACTATCGATGGCTTGAACATAGGTAAGGCTTCTAACCTGACTGATGCTATCCAAGTAATAGGTAGCGTCGCTAACAACAATGCGTTCTATCTTGAATGCGATGAGATCATCATATCGAACGTGGTCGCTACAGCTTTGTCGCTTGAGAACAGCGAGATATACGAGCTAGTGCTAACCAATAACGTAGCGGACGGGTTAAGCGTGTCACCTACGCTCAACAACACCGTGTTAGATATCGTCGTGCAGTCGAGTCGTGGTGCTGTGACAGTGCCTGCCATTTCCAATGGCGACTATGACCGTATCATCATCGATACTCAAACAGCAGGCTCGAAATGCAGGACGCTTACCCTGTCCAACATCAAGGCGTTTGGGGCAGGGTTGAACCTAGATCACATCAAGGCGGGCAAGCTAACTATCCAGTCGAGCACCATTGGCTCTGGTTCAGGAATCGATACCGCTGATTTTGTTATCTCTGCAACTACGAAAGTGCAATCTTTCACCAGTACTGGCAACGTGGAAAAGCCTGTAAAGGTACAGTAGTTTGCGTAAGGTACTATTAGGTGGGGTTGTCCTCGCAGTTTTCCTTCTTTCTCCTGCGGTGATACCGCCCCAATATGTGGTCTCCTATAGCCCACCAGCAATACCCACTGCTGTGGTGCTGATCGCTCCAGAATCGGCACCAGACGTGGGCATAGGGGCCACAACCCTACCTGATGTGACTCAACACACAGCTACCTACGGAAACGAGGCGCATTTCGTCACTGAGTGGCAGCTGATGGAGGTGCTGGCACAGACTTCTTGGCGACCGCATGTGATCAAGACGATCCAGATAGAAGATGAGTCATACATCCTTGACAAGCGACCTCTGCGATTCCTCTACGCACTCATGCTGTGCGAGTCGGGTGGCAAGGAGGATGCGGTGGGTGACCTTGATTTAGGGGTATCGTTAGGAATCTTCCAGATTAATATTTCCTATTGGCCCCGACTGCATAAAGAGTATAATTTATTGGACGCAGAGGACAACGCGCAAGCTGCGTATGTTGTCTGGAAAGCAATGGGATTCAAGGCTTGGAGTTGTTATGGCGGAGAACCTGTACCAATACAAAGTATCAGTGAGTAGGGTCGTTGACGGGGACACCGTTGATGTAGACGTGGACTTAGGCTTCGGCGTATGGCTACGTAACGAGCGTGTGCGACTGGCAGGCGTGGATACCCCAGAGAAAAGAACCAGAGACGCAGCTGAGAAGAAGGCGGGCATCAAGGCCAGTGAGTTCACAGCAAAGATGTTGAACGAGGCTGAAGAAATTGTTCTGGTAAGCCACGAGAAGGGCAAAGGGAAGTACGGGAGAATACTCGGCACCCTGATGTGTGACGGAATGTCCCTGAACGATGCGTTGATTAGCTCAGGCAACGCTAAGGAATACTGGGGCGGGACAAAGACCTAAGACTTTTTCTTAGCTGCCTTCTTCTTTGCCACTGGCTTCTTCTTCACAGGATCTTCTTTAGGTGCTTCTGCTGGCGGCTGTTCAGCTGCTACCAATCGCGCCTCTGCTTCTGCTCGAAGCCTCATAGTCATGGATCTTTCTGTTGGCATTAGGTTACCCTTTCTTTTTCTTGGTTGACATGAACCGACCCGTCTTCGGGTCTCGCTTGAGCGTGACTAGGCTGGCCGTATCATCACCCACCAGCTTCTGTGCTACTCCTGACTTCACAACACTGGCAGCAGCACTGATAAACACAGTAGCCACAAGCGCCATAGCGTCCATGTCTATGTTCGCTAGTGACATACCAGCAGTCACCCCCAAGGCAGCTTGGATTCCCGTGCTGACCGCCCTTTCTGCGATGTCTTTATATTCCTCGGAAATATTCATACTAATACCTCTTTCTCTTTGTGTTCTTAACCTTCACCCCTGCACGCTTCGCTGCCTTCTTCGCAGCAGCACGCCCCTTGGGTGTGTATGAATAATGTTTGGTCTTCCCACCTGCTCGTACTGTTGGCATTACGATTCCTCCAACCCCATCAGCTCATCTATTACAGCCATCATCATGCGTTGACCAGAATCTATTTGCGCCATAGCACTATCGACTCGATCTTGCATGTCGTTTTCTGCGGAAGCTGGTGCTTCCGATGCCGATCCCGTGCAGTAGTCGAACGCATTCAGTAATCCTTTTGACTTCTGCATCCACCTGTTATTCGCTCCACCAACGCCCCAATGAAGATGTGGCCCAGTACTAATACCAGTGTTGCCAGAAATGCCAATACTATCGCCAGCACTGACCGAATCTCCCTCGTTGAGCGTGGGCTTATCACGCATATGTGCAAATATAGTATACCCAACTACGTCACCGTCTGCATCCTTGATGGCCCCGATGAGACCGTTACCAAATATGCTTGAGAAGTTCTTTTTCCAAGAGTCCATACCTTCCCAGAACACTGAGTCGATATTCATGTCGCATGGTGCCTTCAGCGTAGTACCTTCGGGAGTTGCGATATCCACACCAGAATGCCCAGAGCTGTGAGCAGCAATGTCCCGCACGCCAAAGTGGCTAGTAATCCTACCTTCAACGGGGTAGCCCACATAGTTATTTCCTTCCACCGATCCTTGAAACTTAATCATGCTCTTTTAAATCCTCTCAAGGTCTTCGCTAAGTTGGCTTGCTTTTTCGTACGCTTCGATACCTTGGCATCGCGTCGAGACCATTTGTCTGCAGCTTGCGCGACACTCATACCAGCACGCTCCGCCTTCTGAGTGAACGCACCCTTGCGCTTTATGGCATCCTGAATCCAGTTCTGCTTCTTACTGCTATTTGCCATGACTAACTCACCTTCGTTGCTAGAATGTACGACTGTCTTTCTATGCTAGTTACAGTTGCGTCGCTTACCAACTGAGCAAATTGTAACTGGACTGTCCCTGCATTGGAACCATTAGTGACGAGGCCATACATTGGGACTGGAACAGGATCTGCTGGAGATATTCCCCTACCGCCAAACGATGGCTCCCATGTTATTGGACCGTCTAAGTTATGAGTCGTTGGCATACTACCACCTGTGGGGTTAAGCCCGACATTGTTTTGCGAGTCACCCTTGTGACCCCATCGCATTGTGCAGTCAACAGGATACGTCCATTTGAATGTAATATCGGCTGCCGCCGCGCTACATGTGAGAAGTAATATATCTAACGCCCAGATTTCGTTGGCGGCAATAGGAAAGGACAGGCCTGTTATGTTTGTAAATGTAGTTGTCGACGGAGGTAGATCTACATCCGTTGCTACACGCATACTTGTCACTGGCTTAAGCGAACTACTTGTGACATTGCCGTTGCTGTCCACTTTGAATTGGCTCACCCCTGAGAAATCTTGCACATCAAAGCTATTGGCTCCTGCTGCGTCACCAATTTTCATGACGATATTATTATCTGCCTTAGCCCAAATGATTGGCACGAAGTCTCGTGCGCCTTCTAAGGCTTCTTTAAACTGGTTGAGTTGTCCTGCAGATGCAACGTCACCTGCACTCACATTGTTGAGTCCTGAATATGATGCAGGCATTACTGTCTCCTAAACATTTGGTGCTGTCATTGGAGTTGACAGCCTCTGTCCATTATCCCATGCGCCTTCGCCCCATGACAAGAGAGGAGTTGTCAAAGTGTTCGGCACTAATTCAGATAGGGTGATAGTAAACATTTCCCTATCGCCTGATTCACCGCGTAATGTACCAGATGATTGAATGTCCTGTACCTTCACGATAAAATTTTGACCATTGCGGTCATAGAATGTGACTTTCTTGTTCGGGGATTCAAACAGAAAATTCCTCTGACGCGTGGCCCCTTCTCGCATTTTGCCGCCACCGCGTAACTCCTGATCGTTAGCAACCACGACTTGCATATTCCATACACGTACTCGATCAGGCAACATTGCACTGTCCATTGCAATAGATCGTATCGGCGCATGAGTGTCAGATGCTGAATAGTACTGAAGGAAATACCGAATAGATCTCCACCTGTCTTGGCTAGCGCCTGTCATGATATTGCCATCATTGGTTCGCTTGATAAATGGTTCCTCTAGGGGCCAATAAGCATCAGTAAACGGGCTTCCCGTATCAGGATCGATCCACACCTGACCGCCTCCGACTGCTCCTAGCGTACGGTCATAAATGCCGTCGTCGAACTGCCAGTACAACTGCCACCAATTTCCGTCACTAGCGTTATCTATTATCGTTTGTACTGATGCAAGGTACTTATCTATATTTGCTGCACCCAACGTTACCCACGGCCCCCATATATATGCAGTTGAAGTTTGAGAAAGAGATGCCGCATCTGGATCTGTTGACCAATCTTCACCGAGCTTAGGTAATGTCAATACCATGTCGTGCAGTTGATTACTCAGAGACGGCATGAACGGAGGCGTGGTTTGATCTCTGTTATAAGCCATGAGCATGTGCAACTCAGGATTAGTAGAATTGGTCGTTCCTGCTGGAGATACCCCTAGACCACGCATAGATCCATACTGACTGTAGCTGATTGGGTGCCAGCCGCCTATACTTGGGTCTCCTTTGAGCACATGGGTATAGTAATTGTCTCTGTAGTCATAGGTTCCTGCACCGTATTGTTCTCCAAATGTCCAGTCAAATTCAAATGCTAGATATAGCCACTGTCCGTCGGTCGTAATAGCGTTGACCCGCCCACTGTAAATATTGTTCGAGTCTACGGGAAAGATCGGCATAATTGTGTTTGCGACAGGATCGAACTGCATAAGGTGTCCGTCGTATCCTACATATATTTTCCCGTCAGTATGAAGAATCGGGTTGTTCCCATTTCTGTGGTCATCAATGTTTTTAGCGCCTACCCACACATCTTCGCTGCCTGTTCCAGCAGCATTTAGTTTATAAATCCCGTTCGTTTTGAATACATAGATTGTATCCATGTGCTCCAGTAACCCAGTGACTGTTTCGTTCTGTGTCCCGACAGTCACCACTCCTGACCATACCGCTGCAGGAGCTGTGTTGTTGCGAAGGTTCCCCTGATAATCTATTCCCCAGATAATAGGATTGCCTGTCGTCTGCCCACGCACGCAGTAGTAAAGCTGATCATCATTTGCTACCGCTGATTGAGCCCATCCCAAACCATTGCTGGAATAAATGTAAAAGCCGCCTTGGCGAGTCGATTTCTCCACACACGATACCCACACATAGCCACCATACTCAACGATATCCAGTGGCAAATAGCCATCTGCAAGGTTTGCAACTCGCTCCCAATACGAACCGTGGACTTCCCACCTCCACACGTCATTCATGAGCATGAATGTTCCTACAGAAGTATGAACCACCCTGCCATAACCGACAGGCAGCTGCTCATGGCTACCAAAATATATCGTTGAGGTGTCATTCGGTAGTGCATTTCCGTCGACGGACCAATAGTTATGAGTGTCGCCAGTCGGTGTCAGCTTTCCAGCGGTCGATCCATCTACTTTTAATCCTTGATTGTAAACGGAAGGAGCATTTACAGATGAGTGAGTGAAACTTACACCTCCAGTCCAGTCTTCAAAGGCTATAGGCACCTTTATTTCTGGAGGAACTGATGAAAAAGTGAACGCGGAATTGTCGACACGTGGTGCGATAGCAGGCGCGAGTGATTGCTGGTAGGCCAGACTATCACCTTCGCCAGTTGCAAGATTAAATCCGATCTTGTCTCCGCCAAACCCAAGAAATATGTCGTAGGGACGCTGACGTGCTGCTTTACTCATATGCGCTCTTAACTGACGGAGCAGATGGCATTACAATCCTGTCCTTAACTTCGGACTTCCGCCTGTCAGCAAGAGCGATACGGCTAGTGAGCTGTTGCATGGACTCGGCGCTCATGCCCTCTCGCTCAAATAATATTTGCGCAGCTGCGCCATACAGTATTTGCGCACTTGCGCCATCTACCTGCGTAGTATTGGTATTCTGCGGCGTGCCAGTACCGAGACTGCTGATGTAGTCACGTCCTTCAAGCCTGAGCTGATTGCCCCTATTCGGGACATAACTGAGATATATCTTCTGGGTCGTATCATCACGCCTAACTTCACGTCCGAGTAGGAGATCGTAGTTATCGCGTATGCGGCTACTAGCACCGAAATAAAACCAACCGCGTTCAGCAAAAATGACAGTTCCCTGACTATCAGTTTCCGCTGTAATAGTGACTTGTAATGCTGTGCTGTTCTTTCCTTCGATGTCTCCCTCAGCAACTAATAGCTCCCATCCGTTACCCCTATGCATGTTTGAAATGATGTCGCCTGATGCGTCGGACTTAATTGATGCGTAAACTGACTGAGCGTTCGGAAAACCACGGTAGTATACCCAGACACCAAACGTCATTCTACGTCCTGCTGCACTCGATGCAGTGACATTGGACATATTGGCAACGTCCTGTACATATGTAGCCACAGCACTGCCTGTTGTGTATAGGCGTGTACAATTATCACCATATTTAGGTACTGTTACATCAGATGTTTCATCCGCTTCAATAGTCGCCGTGAAATTCGTAGCTGTCCAATTAGTCAGAGCGTCTAACTTAGGAGTTCCTAGTAAATTCCACGTGGTACTTGAGTCCCATGCTAGCTCTTCATAGACGCGGACAGGTCCGTGCCGAATGGTAGATGGGATATCGAACGATGTACTATGCCCATCCCCTGTGAGTGTATCGTCATACACAATCTGGAATAGGTCATCGACGACACGATAGCGAGCCTCATCTAAACACTGGTATTTAACTGTTGGATCGTACCGATGTAGCTCGTATTTTTGGTACACAGTGGGGACAATCGTGTAAGCAGGAGCAAAAGTCAGGGTTCCTGTAGACGACACAAAGTTATCTACCCGTCGAACCTCATACTGGTTAGGGCCATTGATCGGCCTAACATAAAAATCGATAAGCGCGTCGTCGCCATAGCGTCCGAGCTTATCGTCAACCATCGTGGTTAGTGTGCCGCCAGTAATCTTCCCTGTCTCATCTTCATACGGAGATGTTTCGCCGACCCAGTAATCGCCAATGAACTTGGAAAATCCATGCAGTAAATCAAGTCCGCGCATTGTCATTATGAAGACACCTCTACATGGGATGCCACATCAATGGTGACATCAGGACTTACCGTCATTGTACCTACTGCGGCGGTAGAAATAATTGATTCCGTGCCATAAATATCACGCTTTACCTGTACATCCCAAACATAATCATATTCTTTAGCGCCTAGCAAAGATGTTTCGGCATGCGTTAATACGCATTGCGCTTCACCATTAGGCCCATCGGTGACATAGATGCCTCCACCAACTGTACGCTGAACTAATGCACCAGAGTCAGGCTCACTGTACCTAGACTTAACAGTAAACCAGATAGATGCCATATTCCCTGCTGTTGTAAGTGGATATACATTGTCACGCAGATCCCTGAATCGGAAATATAGAATTAAATTATCTCCACGGCGCATAGTAATATGATCCACTGGAGCATATACGTTATCACCAGAGCTTTCGGGTATCTGAGATACATAACACTTTGCCATCACACGTGCGCCGACCGTTTGAAGCGATCCTGACGTACTTAGTACAAGACCTGTGCTACCTTCTGCTAATTTGAAAGCCATCATTTCTCCTGACGTTGCTAATTGTACACCAGTCGTACCTTCGACCTCTAATATTTCATTGACTCGCGCTTCGCCCGAGGTGCTTAACGATAAGCCTGTACTTCCTTCAGCCTGAACTGATGGTGTATTGAGTAATAAGAGCGATGATAGTGACATGCTTACTCCTATACCGAATTAATAGACCACGGGTACGCTCTGTCAGAACCTCCTGTACGTTGCAATGTAGCTGTAAATGAGAATGGCGAAGTTACTGGTTCAGTTTGAGCGATTGGTTCAGTCTGTACTCCTGAAAATGTTTGCTCAATAAAAACAGCTACAGTAGTAGTGGTAAGTGTTTTTGTTTTGGCTTTAAGAACTACGGTATCGCCTGCTTGCATAGCTGATAAATCAATTTGAATTACGTACACTCCAGCAAATGTCTGAGCTACTCCTAGTGTTTGTTCAGTACCATCAGTGGTGGTAGTGTCAGAATCTCGTACTACTAATGCCATGTCAGGCTCCTATCTACCTTGTGCCGCTTTCTCAGCATCCTCTTTGTCGTCAAGCTCTTTCTTCAACGCGACATTTACAACGACCCAAGAACTGCCATCAAATGAATAGCACCCGCCATTCTGATAGCCAGAAGGCAGAGTCACCCCAGTCACAAGCTCGTAGTCTGCGTCTGTGAACATTGCTGATTCCGTTGTTGCACTACCATCTACCGATGTCACTTTCGTAGAGTTCAGCGTGACGGTTACCGAATCTTCCCAACTCATCCAAATAGAATTGTCTGCCTTTTTACGAAGTACAATCATTACAAGCTACTCCCTGTCTGCGTGATAACCACATCTGACGCTGAAGTCGCAAACCCAATATGAGTATTTGAACCAGCAGTGCTAGTAATTGCACCAGACGAATCTGCATACGCTTTTGCTGCAATAGTTAGACCTGATTGTTGAGTGTCTTTAGAACTTAGCCACTTCACATCGACTGATTGCCCGTTAGTTACAGTGGACTGCGCAATACCAATAAACGTGGCGCTGTTATCACTTCCACTTGTCGGCTGATACGAACCCGCTTGGAGATAATACGGAGATGCCCACGTCATACCACTCCACAAATACTTCTTATCATCAGGGCTATACGACAACGCAAAGTCTCCGTTGCTTGCCAGAGTAAAGTTTACTAATCCTGTGCTTCCAGTCGGCAACATAGCTGTAGTTGGTGACGATGCAGCAATGTAATGACCTGACGAACTGTCATACGCAAACGAAAAGATGCGTGGCATTTGGTAGCCGTTGTAATCCTTTGACATGACAGTAACGTTAGATAATCCATCATCAAGGGATTGCGTGGTTGGATCATATCCCTTATAGAAATCACCATCACTAGAGGTAAACGCCTTAACGCTCCACGTCATTGTTGAACCGCTTGTCCACGTACCCGCAGCCGTGAAGTTCTCGTCAGGACTATTGTTCCACATCGCAAACCATCTTGAATCAGCACTTCGGTAACACAGTTGCAGATTGCTGTTGGAAAAAGATCCAGTCGTTAAAGTCTCTTTGCTACCCCATGTTATAGAGCCACCTGCTACTGTCCCTATCATGTAATGGATCAGGTGCGGAGTACCAGACGCAGCGTTATACGCTTGGAATATCACTACAATAATCTTATTGTCAGGATCGTATGACGCTTTAATAGCGCCCCTTCCGTCGGTATAGGGATCTGTATCTAAGGTAGTAGGGTTAGTAATGTTACCGCCGATAGTAAATGTGGTACTACCAGCACTCGCATTTTCGATGTCGGTGTAGAAAGTGCCTGAATTGTTCTGCCAAAAAAGTAACGAGTACCCTAAATCTGGAATGTATATTCCGCACTTAGCGTATGTAGCAAAGCTCGTCGAAAACTGTGTATTGGTACCGAAAGTGAATGCGGAACCACTACTGGCAACTGGAAATACAAAGCCATAGTTAGCCGAATTGCCCCAACCCATAGCAACATACCCAACTTCACCCGTATCGTCGTACCACACTGTTGGATATGAGTTGCCACTAGAGCCTGCGTTATAGCTAGTATTAGTTGCAGCTATGTTGTTTGTTGTTGTTAACGCACCTGACGCGGTTGTGAACCCGCTGAGGGTTATACCACCGTAATATGGAGTGGTCGGCCACTGATAATTCTCATTCATCCTGACATGATGATCTTGTGATTTATCGTAATAACTCTTACCTGCCGCAGTACTCATGCCCCACATATTTGCGGACCAACCATACCCACTGTTATTTGTTGTACCGTCTCCAGCAGCATTGCCAACTAGCGTATTTGCTAGTTGTGAGACTGTTCCTGCGGCATCTAATACCACTGCACGACCAGCAGCGATACTACCGTTAGCTACAAATGTGCCTTCTGCGCCGCCCGCAGCAGCAGCCCATATTGGAGCATTGGTCGCTCCATTTGACGTGAGTACATCGCCAGCGTTGGCAGACAATGCAAGTTCAGTAACGTTGCCGTTGTTATCTGTGTATAAAACCTTATCAGTACCGCCCTTAAGCCCTGTGACTCCTTCAAAGGCTGGCGCTGTCGCACCTGTAGAAATAAGCGCCTGTCCATCAGTTCCAATCGAAACTTCTTTTACGTCGCCATTACTGTCGGTATAAAATACCTTGTCTGGAGTACCAGTCAGGGTGGTAATCTCATCAGGGCCGTTTACTGTAGGCATCGCGTACTCCTATGAACAAGTAATAGTTAGCTTAGTTGCCTGAAACTGAACCGCATCTCCGTCAGTACATGTCACACCACTGGTTAATGAGCCGCCAAACAAAAAGTTAGAGGCTGTACCAGCTGAATTGTTCCACACTCCAAAGTGAGTTGCTGTCACCCAATCGCCACCAGACGCAGCGGCAAATGTAATCGGGTTTGCATTCGTAGTTGAACCACCAGTGATGGTGTTCCACTGCGCAGCACCATTTGTATATGCTGCACGCGCATATGCATAGGCAGATGTAAGTTCATTTGCGGCAGGTGTAGCTGCAACTGGATCAGCTGTATGCAGCGAGATGTAATACGTCGCATCTGGACTCATCAAATACCCTGCAGCATCTGTCAGTCTCGTGACTACTTGGTTTTTTAATGTATCTGAAACTGCCATTGAGTTCTCCTAAATATATGTGGCAGGGTAGGCTCCTCCCCAGAACAACCTACCCTGCCACAATAATACTACAAGGTTAGTAGTCTCTGGGCATTGCTAATACCAGAAGGTATGTAGCGTTTCCAGCACTCTTGCCTGCTATATTATTTTCGTGGTTTCCCACTGACCATCCAAGACCCTGACCTAAGAACTGACCATTCTCAAAGGCAACAGCTTTTGTATCGCTAGCTGCCATCGTAATAGTTGTCCCACCTAGATCAGCTCTCTGAGACGGTGGTCTTGTACCAGCTTCCATGGTGACATCGTCACCAGCTGCTCCTTGATCGGTAAACACGAAAACGAGTCTACGATCAAGGTAACCACTTACGTCAACATTGAAGCCATCTGCGCCAGTAACAATCAACTCTCCAAGAGTACCAAATGCACCAGCGTTCAGATCTGCACTTTCAGTATTGAGGGTCAGATCTGTAACTGTTATTGGTGTAATAGCCATTTATCTATCCTCCCTATGTACCTTCAGCGCCGTAGATGTAGCACAATGCGTATGGTCGTGTGACCTTCGCACCGTATAGATGCAAGCCCTTAAGCGCATCCGAGAATGATCCCTCTGGGCGGTAAGCCTCAGTGTCATCAATCTGTTCAGCATAAGTAGCTGCTTCGTTTACACCTGTTTGAATGTAGTAATTTGCTCCAAGGCCGCCAAGCGATGAGACATTGTTCGATACGTAAATATCAAACCCTGCTGCTCGTCCGATGTGACCATTTTTCAGATCATCTCGGTTCGCTACAGTACCGTATGACACAAATCTATCATCTTTGAGCAACATACCCTCAAACCAAGGCGGTACAACCGCCCATCGGCCACGAGTTGGTACGTTCTGCTCAGAGAGAGCTACACCAGCATCTACCAATGATACATATGCATTTGTTTCACCAGCGCCAGTGCCGATAGTTAATACCGCACCACCAACACCAGTGACATTGTTTGTTGATCCAGCCTGCAAAACGCTTGCCAGATATGTGTCTACCTCATCTGCCATAGACCATGCAGTTTCCCTCGTAGCAGCATCCATCAATTTTGGCTTCTGCTGCCATCGGTCTATATCGTCAATCTCGAAGTTGAAGTACTTGTTTTGGGTGATCTCAAGCACCATGTCTGAACCCTCTAGGGTCTCAGGAGCGTTGATTGCACCGTTCTTCGTGTAGTCAGAGATAGTTACTCGACCAATAGAGTTGATCCGAACTGAGTCTCCAGCTGCACGAATGTCACCTTCGTAGTCACGGTTTAAGCGATCAGCAAAAACATGAGCTGCGTTAAGGTTTTCGAGAATCCGATTAGCCCAAATCTGAGGAATAAAGTTATCAATAGCCATTGATATTCATCCTAACTTGGTTGTGCGAGGACTTTATCGATGACCTCTTTAGGGAGGTCAGCAATTTCATCTCTCGACATTTTTGATAATTTTTCAAGGGTTAAACCCTTATATGAAGTACCTGAAGCCGCTGGTGCAGGGCTGCCGCCATTTGATGTGTCTGCGCTTTTCTTTTTATTACGCCGACTACCACGTGCCGTTTCCGCTACCACCTCATCAATCGCAGATTCAGCAGCTGCTATTGCCTGCTCAAGCGTTTGTCCTTGCTTGATATCCCATACTGACGCAGGAATATCTTCAGGGGCCATGCCCTTGCCTCTGGCATATGCGATCACAGTACGTGACGCTGCTGTAATTTCTTCAGTTGATGTGTTTGCTTGGGTTGCTCCCGATGTGGAACCTTGACCTAACTCCTCTAATAGCTCTTGACGTAATGTTTCCCGTTCGTTCCGTCTGTCAATATCGGAACGTGCAGAACGTACTTGTGCAAGTACATCCTCGGAGGCAGTCTCCTGCAATCCAAGTTCTAGCAAATCCCTAATCTGACTGAGTTCCTCACGCAAAGCACTCGCTTCACTCTTAGAGACAAAGTCCGCAGTTTTAGCTTCTAGTTGGTCGAGAGTCTTGGTATACCTTCCAAGCATTGGCCTGAGTTTATCAAGCTCATCCTTGGTGGCGTACTCAACCTCGTCGAGAACATCAGCTTCTTCGGTGTCTTCAGTTTCCTCAACCGAGTCCACTTCTTCTACAGCTACATCTTCGACAGGCGCTTCCGCTGTGTCCTCAATGTAACTATGTTCTGAAATTGGAGCAGTTTCGTTGACCACTTCGTTTTCTCCTATTCTAAATAAGTATCTCTCACTAGCCATCAGTTCGTCAATGCATTAGCGGAACCGTTGTACACGCTGATTGATTAGTGAATATGCTTCTGGTGTCCGTCTACCAATGAGTTCTAGGTCTTTCTTCAGCATCCCATTGGTTGCAAGTGCTCTATCCTTTAGTGCAGTCACCTCCTTATTTAATCTAATGTACATAGCATTATTCAATGCAGCCGCTATTCTTGGGTGCGACGACTTCATTGCTGTGAATATGGCATCAAAGCTAGACCATGAGGAATCTGGCACTGGATAGCCAGCCTGACGTAGATACTTTGCGATCTGATTACGATTTGCGACATATACCTGATCGCCAAGACTATAGAACCCAGACTTAGCGACTCGGCTCTTAGCATCGATATATGGTTTCAGCTCTGGAGGATATTGAGAAACGCGCCTGTTATCAACGTACTGTCGCTGCTCTTCAGTCAATCCTGCCATGAACTCTTCAAGCAAAACATCGTACTTTATCCAGTCCATAATGCCAGTATTCGCTATTTCAGCAGCATCGTATAGTTCATAGAACTGACTGATCGCTCGCTGGTTTGGGTCAGACAGATCGGGATTAGTTATTTCCGTATCGAGCGTTTCATCTAACTGTTTATAGCGAACAGCGGTCTCTCTATTAATTTCGCTTATACGCTCAAGTACCTGAGATATAGTCTGAACTGGATGCGTACCACTCTTGTGATGATTCCAGACAGCTTCGATTTCATCCATCCGATCTGCCCGTATATCTCCACGTTGGAGTGACGCAAGCACACCTGCCTCGCCACGAATTTCAAACTTCTTCTTATTAAGTTCAATGTTCTCTTTATGCTCTGGGAATAGCTCATCAAACTTCTGCTGTGCGGTACCTGTTAGCTGGTCGTATGTCGCATATATCTCGTCTGGTTTCATTCCAAATGCTGCGAACCCTTGTGGATCTAGGTTCGATACCCATTCGGCAGCCGAGTAATCTCTTCGTTCTGATGCCGTCGTCGGCGTTGCCTTAACACCTAAGAAGTTGAATATTGGAGTAACCGTCAGGGGAGTCTTATCCGATATCGGGTCAATCATGTCTTGCGTAGAAAATGGAGCAAATCCTC